ATATAAGATGCGTAGGGGTAGGAATAACCGACAGCAGAAATTTCGTTCTTTTAACAATGATGCCTTGCATGAAAGAGGTGATCAGATGACGTATAATTTTGCTGAGGGTGGTGCTGATAATGGTTTAGATCAAATTTCCCAAAAGATTCTGAGTAGGAATTTCTATCGAATTAGTTTGGTTAGAGAAACTGGTTCTACTATGGAAATTGGATATTGTACCATCATCAAGGACAATATAGCCATGATAAATACACATTTCGCAACAATGATGCGTGGATTGATAAAGAAGAATGATTTCACCCGCGAGTCCATTTTCCGAATTTCAAAATTAGTTCATGACGTCCATTACGACATCCCTTTTTCTTGTGTGATTGATCAATATGAGAATCAAAAATTGACCGGTCAGGATATGATGCTTATTAAGTTACCCACAAATGTTCCAGTGCATGCTGACATAACTAAGTATTTTGTTTCTGTTGCTTACGCCAAACGCAATGCTGACATGTATACGCGCCTTGTAATTGCTAACGAGTACAACACGCCATGTTATTACCATTCCTATGCTCAGCCACAAGATCAAGTTAAGATTTGCACAGAAGATGGTGATGATTTTGTTGTACGTCACTCTTATGCGTACACTGCCCCTACAAAATCAGGCGACTGTGGTGGATTGTTTATGTTATTGGACTCAACTAGTGGAGCTCAGAAAATTTTGGGTTTTCATTGTGCAGGAAATGATTCTAGACAGGCAATTGCAACGGCCATATCAAAGGAGGATGTTGAGAGCATGTTGAAGAAGTTATTTCCTAATGCAGTGGTTTCCAACTTTGAGGATGTTAAATTTGCCCAATCTGACGCTGCTCCAATTTCTGGTTCATTCGGTCCCCTATATAAACATGATTTGACTGTCAATACTCCAAAGAAGAACAAAGTTATTGCTAGTGCTTTGAAAGATGCTTGGAGAGTGTCAAATTATGGACCTAGCCTCTTAGTGCCCATGACCAACAAAGAGGGCATTCTTGTGGATCCTCGGAAAATTGCTCTTAGCGTGTATTCCAACAACATTGGTTACTTGCCACAGAATTATCTCAAGCTATGTGCAGACAGCTATTTCAGATTTATGGTGACCAACAGTGATGTTAATTTGAAACATGAACCTATCGTTTTTGATTTCAACACTGCCGTCGTTGGTGTACCTGGTGTTGAGTTCTGCGAGGCAATACCACGTAAGACTTCAAGTGGGTTTCCTTATTGTGCTGTTTTAGGTCCAAAGTTTCCAGGCAAGACCTATTTCTTTGGTAATGGTGACGAATATGATTTGGATAATGAGAATGTCAGAGAACTCAAGTCCAAAGTTGAGAATATCATTAGTTGCGCGAGAAATTGCAATAGATTGGAACACATTTATACTGACAACTTGAAAGATGAGAAAAGATCATTGCAGAAAATCGAACTTGGCAAAACGCGTTTGTTTTCTGGCTGTCCTATTGAGCTTTTGATAGCCACTAGAATGTATTTTCTTGATTTTTCAATGTACATTATGAGAAATAGAATTTTCAATGGTAACGCCATAGGTATCAATGCTTATTCCACAGAATGGGATGTGTTAGCAAATAAATTGAAATCTAAGGGAAAACACGTTATTGCAGGAGATTTTAAGGGATATGATGGTTCTCTCAGTCCACAAATTATGTATTTGATTCTGGATATCATTAATAGATGGTATGGTAATTCAGATGATAATAGAATTCGCACTATTCTTTGGAGTGAAGTGTGCAACTCTAAGCATATAAATGGGAACAGTATTTATGAGTGGACTCATTCCCTACCTTCAGGTCACCCACTAACGACCATCATTAATTGTTTGTACGACCATATATCATTTCGGTATGCGTATTTAGGTGCGCACAAGT